TGGTCCTGCAATCGAATATGCTAATGGATATAAGTCTTGGTATCTAAATGGGGAATGCCATCGTGAAGATGGTCCTGCTGTAGAATATGCTAATGGTAATAAGTCTTGGTATCTAAATGGGCAGCGGCATCGTGAAGATGGTCCTGCTGTAGAATATGCAGATGGATACCAAGCTTGGTATCTAAATGGCAAATGCCATCGTGAAGATGGTCCTGCAATCGAAGATAATGGTGATAAGATTTGGTATCTAAATGGGCAGCGTCATCGTGAAGATGGTCCTGCCGCAGAATATGCTAATGGTAATAAGTCTTGGTATCTAAATGGCAAATGCCATCGTGAAGATGGTCCTGCTGTAGAATATGCAGATGGTGCTAAGTCTTGGTATTTAGAAGGCAATCATTACACCGAAGATGAATGGAAAGCAAAAGTAACTCATGTTGCCATCTGCCCAACGGAATTGACGGTTGACGAAATCAGTAAACTATTGGGCTACGAAATCAAAATTGTGAAAGGTTGAATTATATGAAATCGAACATTGAAACTTTAAACTGGTCGGTCGCTCGCGAAGTATGCGAACGACTTAAAATCGCAAAGTGGAAACCGGTAGTCGCATCTATTCAAGTTGAATTGGATTCTAAGCCGGAGCGATATTCCACCATCGAAAAGAAATTGGACGCCGCATTTGAAATCGCATTCCCGTATGCGAATTCATCTGCACTGGCGCTCGATGAAGATTCGCCGGATAGTGATGAAGACGACCCGCTCGAACGAGCGATTGATAAATTTGTGAATGCGTTTCCAGTGTTTGTATAAAACACAATGCAGTATACATAAAACAAAACCCCGGATTGCTCCGGGGTTTTTTGTTAAACTTTGAGTCTTGATTCTAATCCGCCTGTATATGACACCGGTAAAGATTTTTTCGCAGGGGGAGTCCATCCCCCGCCCGGCATCGGTGTAGAAACCGTCGATGCACCTAGGTGCCCTGCCGAAAGTAGTGTTTGTGCCGCCGCATCTGCTTCACTAAATGTCATTTTAGGACGATCATAACAAACCACAAATCGTTCGTTTGTTGACGGATCATTATACCGATTCTTTAGCTGTTTCACACATATCAGTCCATGTTTTTTCAGCGCTTCGGTGACAATCAATGCAAACATAAAATCTGCCGTTGCTGGAATGCCAAACGATTCTGCAATAGAATCCATGCCAAAATCCGAATCACCGAATCCCGAACGATTGACTTGAGTAGCCGTTAGAATCGGAACATTAAATTCAATTGCCATACCACGCAATTCTTCGGCAATTGCTTTCATGTATCCATAAGAATTGGATGAATCTCCGGTGAACCTCATAGACGAACAAATATTCAGATAATCAATTACAATAACGTCCGGAATGAAATTCTGCTTCATTGCCAATTCATTCATGAGCGAGCGGAAGTGTGCAACTGACGGTGTGCCGGTTGGATACTCTTTAATTTTCAGCCGACCGTCTGTATATTTTTTCTTGAACGCATCAATCTTTTTGGTGAACAATCCTTTGCCCATTGTCGGAATATCGGCAATAGACAAATCCATCATGTTTGCATCAATTCGTTCTGCAATTCGTTCCTCTGCCATTTCACATGTAATATACAACACCTTATGCCCATTGCGAACACAATTTGCTGCATAGTCACACATAAATGCCGACTTGCCGACATGAACCCCGGCTAGAATAACATTCAGTGTTTTTCGTGGCAGTCCGCCGCCAGTGATAGTATTAAACGTATCAATACCAAACGGCACCCGTTCTTCCTTTTCATGATAAAAATCATATCGCGCATCAGCATCGTCCATGTAATCGTGCCCCACATGATTATCAAACGTGACCGAAAGTGCATCGCGAACCATTGACTCAATAGCCGTAAATGGTTTTTTCGATTTGCTCTTATTGGTAGGGTCAATGATAGATGCCGATTCAAGAATTGCATTATAGATTGCTCTTTGTTTACACCATTCTTCGGCTCGATCAATCACCCATTGCTGATTTTGCTTTCCCTTTATATTGGTCGCATCAAAGATATGATCGACCACCGCGCCGACATCGTTGTATTCCTTTTCGAATAGTGTGGCATTATTAGCGATATCAATTGTCAGCGCATCTTTTGTGGGCAGCGAGTTGTACTTATCAAAATACTCTTTGATTTCACGAAAGACTACTTTGTTCACATTTCCTTTGAAATACGATTCTTTCAAGTATGGTATTACGGTTCGTGTAATATCTTCGGTCTGCACCAATTCGGTCAGAATCAAATATTCAATGTCATCTTTACTAATCATATTTCATCTTTCTCTACTGCTGGTTTTTCAGGATCAAGCCCTATTGTATCACATTTCAGCGGATATTTGGTAAAAACATCTACTAAAATATCACCTAATGCATCATAGAGAGTTTGTGTTTCTACATCCGGTGGATTACGAATCGGCACCCATTCGAATTTCACATTACATTGATCGTTCTCTTTGTCTTCGATGAATTGTACACGTCGATAAAAGTATAGCAAGTCTCTGAATGGACCGTCTAGAATTTGAATTCCGGTGTGTTTTTCGTCTGTTCCCTCGTAGTCATGTACATCAACGAATTCATACGAATATACGGTTCGTTTTTGTTTTTTACGAAAGAACGGTAGTTTCCCATTAAGAAAAATCATGTTTATTCCCCTTCGTCATGAGTCAACGCATCTTTGTCATCTGCGCTTTCAACGGGCAGATCACCAGATTGATATGTAAATTTCTTATGACAGAACGCATCAATCTTGTCCAGTATTTCCTTGGTGAAATATTTGGTAGGGTCTTTGTATATTGATTTCTCATATACTTTTGTCCCATCTGTCCAGACAATTCGTGTTCCATCCTTGGTAATGATTCCGGCTTCTAGTGCAATATCGACTAATCCAAAATATCTAGATAGCCCGGTCTTGAAATTGATGTTGGTCATGACTCGGCTATTTTCAATAGTCAGTCTAGACTTAGGCAATACCGCGCGAACATTGACTCCAATTTGTTCGGTTCCGTCTTTATCTTTGCTCTTGCCTAAAAATACAATGGTAGATGCAGCGTATTGCACGCCTGAATTGTGAGTAAGCACACCGTTGTGTAATACATATCTACTAACTTCATCTACTGAAATATCATATACTGTCTTCTTAGCTGTGTTTTTTTTGATTGATTTGATTTTCATTTAATACATGTCCTTTTGGTTTATGTCATCTTGTATACATTGAGTTGGACACAACTACATTTGCGTTTTTTACATAATGGATTCGGGGAATCTTTATATACTATTCCACTTCCACCAAGTCAATATCATGATATTTAGCCAATTGATGCAATGTTTTTGTATCTACCCATTGATATTCACCTGTCATGCCTGTATCCCGGTCGATTCCAACTGCGAATTTATGTTCGCCGGTACATTCCAATACAGTGCCATCTTCCAATTCAACTGAATATATTTCTTTGTCGTTGAATGTGTGTGTTTGCAATACTTCATGTGATTCATTGTTGCCTGTTTTTACAAAATCTCCATCTACCACATCTTCGATATTTTTCAGAGAACCATCGCTCATTATGATTCGTGTGCCGGGAGCAAAGCATCCCCCGCTCATAATTTCTTTAGGATACATAGACCCCTGCTCTGAATATGTGTGATTCGTGAGTACAAGTGGGATTCCTTTTTGTGCCGCCTTCAACGTGATTACTCGGAAAGTAGACTTGATTAGCTGAGCGCGAGTCATGTCTTTCTTCCCGGTATCTTTAAGAATGTCATTGACCTCTTTAGATGTTGACACGTTTCCAAGTGAGTCCAAACACACGAATACTTTAGGATCAACCGTTGGATCGTATGCTTCGATTAGGTCTACTAATTGCTTGCGGAATTCTTCAATTGTAACGATGGGGAAAATAATGAATCTGGATTCATCAATTCCTTTTGCCGAAAGCATTTCTTTACGAATAGCACCCTCAGATTCAAAATACAAAACAACACCGTCTTTGTATTGGTTCTGAAAATTCATACATGCTTCTAGTGTGTAGTATGTTTTTCCGACTCCACTTTTACCGGCATATGCTAGAATGTTGTTGTTTGGAATTCCGTTATAGATTGATCCTGAAATCAGTGCATTGAGTGTATAGCTTCCGGTGTCAATATACCATTGAATATCCCCGCCTAAAATACCGTCTTCAACGATCTGTGCGAATTCATTTTTGATGATGTTTTTGATGATTCGTGTTGCAAATGATTGTTGCTTTGCCATATATGTATGTCCTAAAAAAGTGTGGGTGTATTATCTGTAGTCCATCCAACTGCCTCGGCAATAGATGTAACCGGTTCAAGAAATGATTTTTCAAACTGTGTCTGATAGTCGATGTAATCATTCAACGCAAATTCTTCGGGAATTGCATTCAGGAATCCAACAACATTTTCTTGTATTGTGTTGGGCAATTTTAGATAGATGAATTTGATTTTAGTTCCATCTTCCATTTTGCTGTATTTAGTTGTCAGATTCATCTTCTCGATAAGACTATTATACATGATTGCCGCTCTCACTGCAATAGGAGTGCCTTTCTTATAAAGAACCGCACTGCTAGGAGAGTTTTTGTATTTTGTGATATCACTTACTCCACGCGGAAACGCAATATCTTCGGGAGCAAACGAAAAGAATTTTGCCTTGCATTCATCAATATATTCTAAGAGCGATGCATTATCTTCCTTGAGAATAACAGAAATTGATTTTTCCAACATCGGCTTGATAATATCCGGAGTAGAAGATCGTTTGATTTCAAGACCCATGATCTTTGCTTTTGCCGGATTCATCCGACGACCATCTTTGACCACCATGTTGAGTACATATCGTTTTTTCCCGGTCCAGATAGCTTTGTCCGAAATTGCTTCGGGTGCCATATGGAATGAGTTTTCATGATTGTTGAGTACTTTACCCAATGCATCAAATTCATCATCAATGATGTCTTCGACAACACTTCCCAATTGTTCTAAAAATTTAATTGTTTCGTCTTTGGTCTTGTTTTTGCATTGTTGATTGACGATTTCCTTTGCATTGATATGTACAGAATCGGTATCAATATAGGCAACGTAATCTTTTGCATTGGTTCCAAGCAATGAATTGAATCGCTTGTTCAATTTTGATGCAATCCATTGAATAGAAAGCTGCCCCGTCAATGTGATTGATGTGGCGAGCCGCAGATCATAGTGTCTAAAATACTGGTTCCCTAGCGCACCATAACATGAGTTGAGCGAAATTTTTTGCGCCATCTGCTTCAAATCATATTGGCGTTCTTCTTCCTTGGTCTTGTGGTATAACGCAACAAGATCATCGTTAGAATACATTGATAAATCTGGATCGTGAGAATTCATACTTTTATTGTTATCCATCCGTTACGTGTATAGACTTCAAGTTGCTCTGGGGTCAGCCCCTTGTTTAGATATTTCGCAGCAGGGTATGGAATTTTTACTCTATGCGTGTCGCACTGTCTAGTTAGATATATGGAAAAATTGCGTTCGTTGAAATTGTATTCAGGGGATGATAGATAAAACATGTTTGATGTGATTTTACTTGAAATTATATTGTCCAGCATCGGAACATCGTTTATGTTGATTAAAATACCATCATGTGCGAATGGAACCGTTGACAAATATTTTCCCGGCGATAAAATATTAAACAACTCAATCTTACAATATGTGTGTGTTTTTATATCTACCACATAGATATGTGTTTTAATAGAATTCGCAGACCCACCGCCACCAGAAAATGTTGGTCGTTTTCCGGTGGCGGAATGAAACGCGTACTGTATTCCAGCAGCAGAGAATTTTGTTCGTGCTGCGGGCGAAAATCTCTTGCTGTTTGCAAAAACTGTATTTGTTATTTCGTCTAATTTTTTGGGAGATAACTGTTTTCCGGAATATGCGACATCAACATCATTAGGAACAAAACTAAAATTAGTACACCTATAATTAACTGCTCCGTCCAGCATTTTAGCAGATGATCCAGCAATATAGATAGAACTGCCCAACAGACCATGCATATACACAGAGTCAAACAACAATCGAGTGCATTCAATTGCCTCGCCCGGCTTCATTTTTGTATACGTCGGATAGGTGTCTGCTATGGTGTGTGCTAACGCTTCTAATGTATCCGGTGGTGTGCTGCACATGGGCGTGGACCCCGGACCAAACAGCAACGGCGTGCGGATTGTGGGTTTCACGGGGTTCTTGTACTTGCTGTTTTTGTTGAATATGTTAGCTATTGTTGCTCTAATATTGCCCATTGGTTAATTTCCTGTTATTGTGATGTATATACTATACCATCAATTTGTGTTGATTGCAATAGACACGATTCAAATTGTAATTTTACGGCGAATCAATTCTGCACGAATTTTTTCTGCGTATGCTGCCTTTTCGGTCGCGATTTCTTTGGATTTGCTTCTGGTGTCGAATAATTCTTTCATCATATCCGGCAAGAATCCGGTGGAATCGTTTCGGTACAAGTCTCCGGTCGGAGATATAGACACATGATATTTGGTTGCCTCTGATCCAATATTACACGCCGTCAAGTCACCATCTATAATGCTTTTAATAGTATCTTCCGGAGAATTCATTTGTAGTGATGCCAAATTATAACCATAGTCTTTGGGATTGTCTACTACTGTTTCCGGAGAAATATTCAAGTAACGAATTGCATTAGGATACATGGACGATACGTCAAACGTGATGATCCAATCATATAGTCCCGGCACGGGTTCCTTGACATATGCACCTGCATATTTCTCTAGCTTTTCTGCGTTTTTCTGTCCGGATTTTTTAGCAGGAATCAGAATATGCTTGCACCATAGATGATTGTATATCTTGCAGTCCCATAGCCGAACCTGTGAAAAAATATCCTGCGGGTTGCATCCGGCATCATAAGTTACGGTCAATGCAAGGTCGATGAATTTCAACTTCTGTTCAAATTGTTCTACGAGCGTTACATCCTTGACGTTATACTCAACAAACTTATTCCAGTCAGATTTATAGAACAAATGCATCGAATCATATTCATCGTATGACAACTTGGCTTCGCCCAATTCGATAGATGCAATATGGCTTAATTTATATGATGACTGTTGCTGGTATGTAAACTTACGATACAGATCGTAGTAGTCCAAAATGTTTACGCCGTAAAATACATACGATGTTTGCGGCTTACCATTAATAACCACGCTACGCCTATTTACAATTCCGTGGGGAGACATACACTTTGCATGATCTTCGCCTTTGATTTTACATATACGATTGTAGAGATACGGCAAGTCGAACAAGTTAATGTTCCATCCGGTCAGAATGTCCGGGTCTAGCTTTCCGTAATATTTGAGAAATTGCGAAAGTAGTTCCCATTCACCGCTACATGCAATGTAACTATGATCGGGATCATCGGTATGATACTTAGGGTCGGTTTCGTATTCTTTACTGCCAATGGTAATAGTACGTTTACCCTGCTTCATTGTAATCAGAATAATTTCTTCACTGGCAGTTTCGATATCGGGGAACCCTGCTTCGGATTTTGTTTCGATGTCAATGATTAGAGTGCGAATCCACGATTTCACAATACCTTGTTTGTATTTTTCATGCGCAGATTTATATTCAGTAGATAATGAATTTATACAGTTATTGATGTATTGATATTCATATCGCTCCATGCCGTATATAGTGTTTGTTGGTTGCCCTTCCAGAAATTCTTTTGCCCGTTTCATAGAATCTAACACAAGTATATTCAGCGGCACGCCGTGCATGGTCGTGAAGTGGTGTGGCGGGCTATCATCCAGCAATGCGCCCAACACCGGACTAAAATTCTTGTCTTTGAGGTCTACACGTTTTCCGGCAGAAGTATAGCCACGGTAGTAAATTGTATTTCCCCACCGGGAAACAGACGTATGAAACGAAGTTGTATCGGTCATAAAATATATTCTCTAATAAAAAATGGCAATAGGGTCTATTGCCATTATAGTTGAATCGTAATGTTGAATCAAGAGTCTTGTTTGCGGGCGCTACGCCGACCGGTCAAAAAATTCTTTAGTTTGGATACTAATGACGATTTCTTTTGCGGTACATCAACACCGAACAATCCACGCATCAATTCTTCTAGCTGCTTGGATTGCTCTTTAGTATGCGACGCGATCATTGCCTGCATGTCATTGTCTTGCTTGGCAAGTTTGGTTAGCGTTTCTGTATACAATGACCCCCGCTCACGTTCCATACGCAAAAGATCATAATACGCCGCTCTACCATCTTCGGTAAATTTATATTTTACCTTTTCGTCGGCATTAACATCTTCCGACCAAAAATCATCAGTGGGTTCGATCAAATCGCTTTTGTATAATTCGGCGATGAATCTGCTTTCGGCAAGAGATTTTTGGCGATTGCTTACCATTTCTATGTTGATGTACCGATTGCCTTTAGCCAGCACTTCTCTAAGAGTAGACTCCAAAATCACCTGTTGTGCATTCTGATACGAAAACACAAACCGTTCTTCGGAAACTGAATGCGGAGAAGTTCGCGTTACAATTTCCTTTGCCTTTGTTGCATTTCGGTGCATAAACACGGCGGCGGATTCAATCTCATTAACAGTCGGTGCTTTTATTGCCGATACATCATTCGCCAGAATGTCAGGAATTTTAGTGAGCAACCCACTTTCAAAATCTTTCATAAATGCAGTCAATTCCGCATTCGGTTGTGGTTTTTGTCCATCTTCATCATAGCCGTCGTCATATTCCATTGTAAATTTCCTTTATTCTTCGATGTTGTTATAGACAGTCATAAATCGGCGAACATATCGCTTGAGATTTTCGTTAGAATCAATTCGTTTGAATCCATTCGGCCCGCCATTATGAATAGCCGCAAGGTCTTGCACAGTAGGGGTTCTTCCAATTCGCCGAGCATTGCCGTATCGACTCATATATGCGCGAACCACTTTTTCCGAATACGCCTTATCACGGCAAGATTCATATGTTTCACCATTGGCAACAAGTGATGGATCGTACTCTTTTGCATCAATCCAATAACCCCTCCAAATCTGATAGGGTCCGATTGCGTTTCCATTATCTCCGTCAGGCGGATTAATACGGGACGATGATTCAATCTGCCATAACGCAGTAAAGAAATTATCCCACGGAATTTCTGCGGGTTTAGTGTCTGCGATGCCGGGCATTGCAATGGTACTAAACAACATAACAGTAAACAAGCGGCGAGTGATATTCAAGACAAATCCTCAATGATGCAACGGGCACTTTCACGAATAGACATCAAGACCGTCTTGGGCAATCGAGAAAACTTAGCCACGAAAGAAGACACCTGCTCAGAACATTCCGGGCTGCTGGTGTCGTTAATAAATTTAGTTGAATCATCAAACGTCATTGATGATTCACGAAAACGTAAAATCAGATTGATTGCTGCAACATGCGATCTTGCATCATGCAGTTTCATTTGAGAAAGATGATTCTCCAAAATGAAGATATCGGACTCTAGGATTTCGGCGGAGCTAAGGGTTCTCTTTTTGGTCATGCACCTATTATAACAGAAGCAGGGAGCGTGTCAACCCCCTGCTTCAAAAAATTTATAAGTCTAGTGTTGACAACGGGTTACACTTTTCCGGTCGATCCAAAGCCACCGGTTCTATCTGTTTTTTGCGAATAATCTGTATCAGATTTTACAAACTCAACAAACTGCTCTACCTTGCAAACCTCTAATTGGGCGATACGTTCGCCATCTACAATTGTTTGTTCGGTGTCCGATAAGTTAATAATAGGAACAAACAATTCATCCACATAATCAGAATCAACTATCCCCACATTATTGATAAGAGTAAGCCCCTGATTATATGAAATACCGGATCGTGGATATAATTTCAGGCAAGAATGATGCGGAATGTTGAATTTCAAACCCGTAGGAACCAGCACCCGATTGCCGGGAAGTAAGGTAATTGAATTGCCGTGAACACTAACCGTACCTTTAATGGAATACCCGGCTCTTATGTTTTTAGTGTATGCCTTCAATTCACGATTGACTAAATTAGCACATACATCAAAACATGCAGAATATTCGGTTGCTCGTTTGGGCAATACAGATGTCGGAGTTGTTTTATATACGCCAACCTGCATTCGCCCAGCTAGGATCGTATCATTCATTATATAAGGTCTTTCTTCCAATAGTGTATTTGGATTTCAAAATCCAATCGGGTTTATCTTGAGTCTTAACAATTTTGATTCGCGACATTTCTGCCAATGGATCATTGTATTCTTTAGGAAACAACCGATCACACAGATTCCATTGTTCCAGCAAATCTGCAATCTTATTCCGCCGAGCAATATCCTCTGTTGTTATTGTACTAGGTTTCCCATCCAATGTAAACAGTTCTTTGAAATGACATACGGAGTATTTTCCCCGCTTATGCAAAATATGACACGATTGATATAGAGTATTCTCTGTACTAGATGCTACTCCAATTCTAGTCAATGTCTCTTTGATTTTCAAAAAATCGTCCGGAGAATGCAATCTGATTGCCACTCCCTGTCCGTGAAATAAATTTATGTAATGCTCATAGCTTTCATCAGTATCTTCATTATACATTAGTATATCCTTTAACGTGTGTTTTCAGGATATATTTAGCAATTCGTGATGCTATGCTATAAATTTATTTCTTGTGGCGTGACTTGTATTTCTCTTTTCCGCCTCGGTATAATGCCCGCGCAATCGAGTCCAAATCATCCACCGACAACATTGCAAGTATGTCTCTTGCCTTGCCGTAGGATACTTCATAATATTCACCGATCATTTTAATGTCGGCAAGTGTATCCTTTTCTTCCTTGGCGAGTTTGGAAAATCGCTTTTTTTTCTTGACCGAAAGTCGGTAGTAATCGAACTGCATTTTATTAGGCAATTCATGATACCGATTCATTTCGGCTACTTCAAATATCATATCCGGATGATACGAAAACAAACGGTTCGCAATGAACGCCGGATATTTCTTTTCAATTTCACCCAGCGGGTCATCATCCATCAAGGGGCGCTTGGAATAATTGATTGCCGATAAGTAGTCTCCAAATTGTACGGTTGTGTTATTGCTGCTCATTTTTTTTATTTTTGTGTTCTTTGATGAGTTGCTTGGCAAGCTGTTTTCCGGGTGTTGATAGTATATATACATTTATCGAACAATATTCGGTAGCATATACTAAATCATATATTGAGTGTGCGTCGGCAGTAACCGTGAACGAGTGCAATAGACCACGATGACACAATGCCGAAGTAGTTCTACCGTCCAAGAATTTAACCTTATTATACACCGGCACCATTCCTAAATCATATATGATGCGGAGTGCTACTTTTTGTTTCTTAGTTAGTCTCATTCAAACCTACATTCTAACATCAATTCAGTAAAACTGGCAACCAACTGAATTTCCGGATCGGCGACTTGAGCAAGTCGGAATTGACATTCTGCCAGTATCAAAATCGCTCTCGGAATATCATCTTTCTTTAGAGTCTTATACAAATCATCATACAAGACACGAATAAGTTTTGTCGGTTCATTGTCGGAGACATGCACACCAACCCATGACCGCATTTTTGTAAATTCTTTGTCTTTCAAATACTTAATAAGGACATCAACACCCGCCGAATCCAACACCCGCGAAAGAATTCCAGAATCAATTTTACCCGACGAATTTGCATAATCTTGCAGACGGTTTAAGGCACGGCGGAAATCCGGAAATTTATCTATGATCACCGATGCCAATACCTTTTCATCATATGGAATCTTATGTGAATCAAGAATTTCTTTGACCGAATCCATAAACTGTTTTGCTAAATCCGGTCTGTCTTTAGATGACGATCTAAACGAAATTACATTACACCTAGATTGAAGCGGATCAATAATCTTATCAATGAAGTTGCAAGTAAGAATAAATCTACAGTTATTGGAAAATCCTTCAATGAATGATCGCAACGCGGGTTGTGTTGCTCTTGTTAGATAATCTGCTTCGTCCAAGATCACTACTTTGATGTCCGATACAAGTGATACGGTAGACGCGAATTCTTGAATCTTTGTTCGAAGTGTATCAATATCACCATCTTTAGATGCATTGATAAACATGTAATCAATTCCTAGCTCCCGGCACAAAGCACGCGCCACGGTGGTTTTTCCGACGCCCGATGTTCCGTGCAAAATCATGTTCGGAATTTCACCGGTCGCAACGATGCCCGAAAATGTTTTTTTCAGATCGGGCGGTAAAATACATTTTGCAATAGTGTCGGGCCTGTATGAAGTGGACCAAATAATAGGTGCTGGCATATCGTGAATATCCTTTGGGTAGATTAGGCAGATTTTTTCATTTGAGCAAACCAATAAGTAACATTACACCCGGCTGTTCCCATGAAATCTTTTGTTTCCATTTGCATGACTTTTGTGGTAACGGTTACTTTATAATCGGCGGGTTGAATCGGATTGATATTCAACTTATCATAACCAGATTCATGAAGTGATGAAAACGCATCGCCGCGAGACACTTGATCGCTAATATCAATCGAGAATATGTTAGACACATCGCCCGATCCGCTTTCCGCATTCTTTGCGCCGATGGATGCCTTGTCATTATCTACCGCAATCACAATTTGATCCAACTGCATAAGTGATGCAGAGCGAACAATTGTTTTTAGTGATTCATCGGTCAATTCGAACTCGGCAACAACATCGGTGGGTAACACCGCCAATGAATTTACCGTAGGCAATGATAACACATTCTTTGCCGCACAATTATAGCTCAATCGTTTTCGTTTATCTTTGGCGTCCGTAATGATGCATTGACTAGAAGAAAATTCTATATTAGGATCATCGAAAATCGAAAGCGCGCCCAAAAAGCTATTCATATCGTAGATACCAAAACTTTCGGGAAAGACATCAGGCACGTCCGCCCGGCACAAAACCGTTTTGGTCGGCGAGCATGTGACCACGATATTAGTATCTTTCTCGACATATAAATTTGTATTGGTTCGCGAAAAGTTTTTCAGGATCGCAAGTGTTTCAGGTGACAGTTTCATTAATAAATTCTCCGTATGAGTGGTTGAGTGTTTGTTGTTATCATTGTAACCAATATCCTATTGCAATACAATAGACGGCTATAAAAAACCGACACCAAATGGTGCCGGTCTTGTAGAAATTTATTTCAAATCAGAACGGAACGCCGAGCGTGTTGACATCCGCCGCAACCGATTTCTCCACCGCATCCGGCGACGCGGTGTCTGCGGCCGCTTTCACTTTCTCGGCGGTTTCGTCGTACAACTTGGAAAACAGAGTGACGAATGCCGATCGGGTTTCGGTGCAAAATCGGTTGCAAGCAATCCCGACCGCGCGCGACACGCTATTACCAAAAACAGGAATCAGATCAGCGATAAGGCAAAGTCGCCGAGTCGTAATCAGATCATCGCAGCCGCCCTCGTCAAACGTCTTTCGGGTTTGCGATGCAAAATCCAGCAGCGCTTCGCTAATAACATTGTCGGCATCTTCAATCTGATGCTTTGCAAACAGCTTGCTCAAAATTCGCGATTCGACCGATTTAGTCGGATACGGCTGGTCAAGCCACACCGGAAAGCGTTCTAGGAACGCTTCATTGAGAATATTGGTGCCGACAAACTTATCGGTATCATCGCCCTGACCTTTAGTGTTACCAGTAGCGATAACAGTAAAACCGTGGGCGGGTTTAACCCAAGTATTAGTTTTCTTAACCAACACACCTTTACCCTCTAGGACCGATTGTAGACACATGATTTTTTCGGTGCCCAAGTCCAATTCATCGAGCAACAGCACGCCGCCGCGCTTCATCGCTTCAATAACTGGACCATCGAACCACACCGTATTGCCATTAAGCAAACGAAAACCGCCAAGCAGATCATCTTCGTCGGTCATCGCCGTAATATTGACGCGGAACAATTCGCGCTTAGCGCGAGCGCATTCTTGCTCAATACCGAACGTCTTACCATTACCAGACAACCCAGTGACGAAAATCGGCATGAACCGCGCGGACGAAAGAATCGTCTTAATATCGCCAGCATTACCCCAACGAACATAATCGCGCGACTTATCCGGCACAAACGAAATATCGGCAGCGATACCAATATTGGCAAGCGTAGCCGATGATTCATCGACCACGGCTGGCGCGGATGCGGGAACCGCGACGGTCGGCTCGACCCCAACATCATCAGGTTCATCGACGAATTCAACATCATCGAGCAATTCTACCGGAATGCGATACACGCCGCGCGATTCGCGATAGTCCGGATTCGTGGTCAACCATTGCGGCATCGCATCGAGCAATTCGCTATCCAGCGCATCGACCAATTCGGTGCGCGTCACAAGACCACCGGGGAATTCGGACGCCAGCACGGAAAGCTGAATCAGGGATTTTGAGCGAAGCGACATAAACAAGACTCCAAAAGTGGGGGAAGAATCACAAGGTTGAATAAGTATTATACTCTAGATTTCATGATTACGCAAGGGGTTTACCAGAGAATTCATGAAAAAAGTCACTAAAGATTTGCCTGTCATAACCTCTTGTAAATACAGCACTTACACCACCCCCCGGCACAAACATGATATCGCACACAATATCACGAAAGTTATCCACATGTTATCCACACTAATAGGGTAAGGGGTTGACACCTAATAAATTCTAGAGTATAATATACACTGATCCGTCGTCCTCTCCCTTGGAGTTTCCCTTGGCATCATCCAGTGACATTTTTGCTCGCCTACTCGCCGCAGAAAACATTTCGATTCGGCGCGCTGTTGCCGAAACCGCGCAATTTAATACTGAAACGCGCGTGTTGACGATGCCGATTTTTAAGCAAGGCATGTCAGTCGAATGCGAAAACATGCTACTGTCCCATGAAACGGGGCACGCAGTGTATACGCCTAAAATGGCGGAAGTCGCGGCGGCAAAGCGGACTATCACGCGCAACATCGAATCCCGGCGTCTACATGAATTGTTTAACATCGTCGAAGATGCGCGGATCGAGCGCAAAATCAAAGCAAAATATCCCGGTCTACGTCGGGATTATTACACTGCCTACACTGAATTGGTCGATGGTGGATTTTTTGGTGCTACGGTTCGGCGTGATATTGCCGAATATTCGTTTGGCGACCGGATCAATATTTACTTCAAAGCTGGCGCGATCGTGCCGGTGTTGTTTACGGATGCTGAGCAAATCATCGTGGATGAAATTGCGGCAGCGGATTCGTTCGACGATGTTACAGAAATCGTCCGCAAACTTTTCAAGTCGGTTGATGATAAGACCGATGATAAGTCGCGCGATGAATCCGGTGAATCGTCTGATGAATCCGGTGAATCGTCTGATGAATCCGGCGAATCGTCTGATGAATCCGGTGAATCGTCTGATGAATCCGGCGAATCGTCTGATGAATCCGGTGAATCCGGGTCGACTAGCGATTCGTCTGATGAATCCGGTGAATCGTCTGATGAATCCGGTGAATCGT